AAAAAACAGTCCAAACACAAAAAACAGTCCAAACACAAAAAACAGTCCAAACACAAAAAACAGTCCAAACACAAAAAACAGTCCAAACTAAAAACTGCGTATTAATCTTGGTTTAATTATTTAGCAATTTAGTATGGAGAAAATCTTTATTGTAGCGTTAATCATTACTGGTATTTTTGTAGCGTTGAAGTTAGCCGAGATGCGATTTATACAAGGTGAAATCAAACCACTTAAAGAAACAATACGCGATGCAGGAATGGTATTTATCAGCGCATTTTCAGCGGAATTTATAAATCAGAATTTCAGTAAAACAATGTCGGAATGGTTTAGCGTAGTTACTGAATCGAAAGTCTTGGAAAATATTCAAGCGCAAGTGTTCACAGATAAACCCGATTTCTAATATTTTATTATCATAACAGGTAATAAAATATACAATTATTATATGGCAAATGTAGTGAATTTAATATCGCAATTTGTGAAAATGGTGGAAAACAAGAAAGCGGCATTGCCTGAATCGGAACGTGATATAATAACCAAATCAATTGATGATATAAAACGTCAGGGGGTTGGTATATTAACTGCAAATGGCGTAAATCGAACGAATGCATTGCTTGCTCCGTTTACTGACGACGTATTATCAAAACTGGGTGATGACAATATAACAAATGCATTTAAAAGTTTGAAATCGGAAATTAATATGCCAGAACCGTCCGCGCCGCCCGCGCCGCCAGAACCACCAGAATCAGATATAGAAAAGTTACAAACAATGCAAAAACTATTAAATGCAAAACAGGACGAACTTATTGAATTGCACAAGCGATTGGGCAAAACGGGAGGAAAATCTAAACGTAACAAGGGATTGCGTCGATGTCGATCGCGTCGCAGACGGCGCACTCGTACTGGTTAAAGAATGCGAATTCAAGTTGCGCTTGTGGCGTATGTTTGTTTACGGTACGCGCAATCATTTTATATAACTTGAAATTCGGATATCGTTCTTCGCCCGTTTTCTTATAAAGAACATTTTTATTATTATCATCCAAGCACCATCGTTTTATTGTTTGTTGTAATTCGTCGAGGTTAGACTCGTCGTCAATTATGAAATCGTAAATCGAACAGCCGAGGCGACATAAATCGAAACTGTAGTTTGGGTCGATACGGGGCTTTTTCTCATTCATAAACGGTTCGCAGTTATATTGTGTGGACGCGTCTCCTCCCTTTTCGAAACTATCGCTGCAGAATTGTTTGCCTTGGAATCGATAAATGCTTCGACCATAATCTATGATTTTAAAGATTTTACCAAACGTCGGCACTTTATAGTATTTTTTGTTATATAAATAATAAATGAACTCTTGGTCGGTATTAATATACATCACGTTATTGGTATGCAAATCATTGTGCGTGAAATGAAAGGCCTTTTGATATGTGATTAATGCCATAATAATCTGAAAGAGAGCGCTGCGTCCAGAATCAATCGTTATCAACTCTTTTACAAACAATTCGTCTAATGTCCCGTCGCATTTTTCCAGACAGATCATTTGAACTGGGAAATTGTTTATATAAGTGAAACATTCGTCTTCGGATGTCGCCGATGAACACGATTCGTATTCCGATTCGTCTTCGGGTTCATCGTCTTCGGGTTCATCGTCTTCGGAACTATAACTAACGTTGCTATCTGACGAATCTGAATGTGACGAGCCTGATTTATTTAAGTGTTCGATTAATAAGTCCTCAATCAGAGCATCGACGGGTTCATCGATAAGAGCATCGACGGGTTCATCGATAAGAGCATCGACGGGTTCATCAATAAGAGCATCGACTGGAGCATCAATAAGAGCATCGACTGCATCCAAATCGATGACTGAAATATTATGCGCCGTATTTGAAATATTTAATTTATATTTGCGACCGCGAGACCCTTCGCCCATCATATCGGCGTGTTTATCAATGGTGAATAAAGTATTTAAATTCGAAATAAAAAACGACGAATTGTTCAAATATTCCAAATCATCCGTCACGTTCATTTTATATTTAGACTGAATGCCTAAATACGAACCGTAATAATCGATGCCGTTTGTAAAATTATGTGTATTTAATAAAGAACTGGTCAAATACGAGAAGAAATTGTCAGTATATGACGCATTATGCGAGGATACGAGTTTCGAATGCGAACGCGTATTGTCTAATTTATAATCGGGCAATGTAAGCAGCGTTGCGTCGGTCAAATCGTATTTGCCAATCATATATCGCATAGGATCGAGTAGTGGCGAGAATTTGACAAAGACTGGCTTTTCGAATATATTGGATTCTTTGTCCGTCACTTGTGATAGATTGAGTATATTGTATTTTTGATTTAGCGAAATCGTATTATAATTTTTTTCATTCATTTCAAAGAAAAGGGAATATGTCGGACAATAGTTTTGTAAATGTGTAAGTTGATACTCTTCCTCTAATTTCGACACATCCAACAATTTATGTTTGCAATAATTTATTTCTAAAGAATTCATTTTTATGCATTCATATAATTTTCATCTAAACTAAACGAGAAAACTGAAATAAAAATTGCAATCAATATTACAACAAAATGGTTCAACACGTATTACAATTTATATTGTTTATCGGACAATGCATCGGGGTATATTTCATCTTTATAATCGGCCTTTTCCTGCTTATGTTGACGCTACCTAAACATCCTTTCGTTGGGTCGAAATGTTTATAATGCTATATTATTATATGACGCTCGAATTAAAGAAATTTGATATGCGATGGATTACCTTTAAACCCGATGAAAACAAGGGCCCCGTTATTGTTATGATTGGTCGGCGTGATACAGGCAAATCGTATTTGGTGCGTGATTTATTATATCATCATCAAGATATTCCCATCGGCACCGTGATGTCAGGCACAGAAGCAGGCAATGGTTTTTACGCGAATCACGTGCCTAAACTCTTTATACACGAAGAATATAACACGGTATTAATCGAAAACGTATTGCGCCGACAGAAGGCGGTTTTGAAACAAATCAAGAAAGAGCACGAGATGTATCATAAGTCCACGATTGACCCACGCACGTTTGTGATTTTGGATGATTGTTTATATGACCAGACGTGGACGCGTGATAAAATGATGCGGTTATTATTTATGAACGGCCGACATTGGAAGGTGATGTTGATTATTACGATGCAATATCCTTTAGGCATTCCGCCGAATTTGAGAACGAATATTGATTATGTTTTTATTTTGCGTGAGCCATATATGACGAATCGCAAACGTATTTGGGAGAATTATGCGAGTATGTTTCCGACGCTGGAATCTTTCAATTCGGTGATGGACCAGACGACCGAGAATTTTGAATGTTTGGTTATAAATAATAATGCGAAATCCAATAAATTGCACGACCAGATTTTTTGGTATAAAGCCGAGACACGACCCGATTTCAAATTGGGGTCGAAAGAATTCTGGGAGATTTCCAAGAATATGGGGGACGATGATAATGAGGAGGAATATGACCCGAGTAAGGCGAAGAAACGGAATCAGGGACCGCCGATTACCGTGAAAAAAACGAAGTGGTAGGTTTGTATATTAATATTATAATATACAAATTAAACATTCAGACTCGCTCTCAAAGCGCTCGTGTATTTATCACGGTCTTCATCATTCGCCACTTCACGGCTTTCGAAATCATTATTTTCCTTGACGCCGACCAAATCCCCCTTTTCATTCAAAGATTGCGTCAACACATTGCCAGATTTCAGCGCCAATTCAATATTGTCTTCAATCGCCTTCTTCTTGGCGTCTTTGATACGACGGTCAAACTCGACCTTGGCCTTGGCTTCATTCTTGATTTTCTCACTATGCAATTGATTCAGTTCTTCTTCCATAAACTCAATACGGCCAGTCTTGTAAGCATCGGGGTCCCAAGGAATCCACATCCCGACGGGTCCAACGTAAATATCGTGATTGGGGTCAGACTCACGCAACTTCTTGCATTTAATTTCGGCTTCATCTTGGGTTGGGTAAACGCCACGGATTTTCAGACCCCGCACGGAAGTTTGGAATTTATGTTGACGGTTGAATTGTTCGTTCAGATTTTCCTCGGATTTATCCAAAAACGTTTTATAATCATCGGCGACGGAATAATCGCGTAGTTTGACGTCCTCTTCTTTGACAAAATCATTAAAGTCTGTGGATATGGTTTGAAGGTCGATGTTATATTTATAAGAGATATATTGCAAGAAATCAAAATATTTGGACATGGATTTAGTGAAATCCCATTGTTTTAGGAAGTTCTCAAAGAGGAATTCGTCGCGTTTTTTCAGGATTTTCTCGGGGGAAACGAACGACATACACGCAAACTTTTGACCAGCGATTGGTTGGTCTTCATCGCATAAATCGATGTATTTGGGATTTTCTTTGCCATTCGTCTGTTTTCGTTCAAACGCCATTTAGGAATATTAGAATCAAGCATTTAAGTTGTTTTTATTAATTGTTTTGAAATAATTTTATTGTAGTATATTATATAAATGCACGGTTTTGATTTCAGTGAATTAGTAAAGCGAGCCATTAAATATATTGTCGAAGGTATTATGGTTGCCATCGCTGCTTATGCCATCCCCAAGAAGACCTTGAACGTGGAGGAAGTTGTTATTATCGCCTTGACTGCCGCAGCCACTTTCAGTGTGCTTGACGTGTTTGTTCCGTCGATGGCCGCGTCTGCACGAGGAGGCGCAGGATTCGGTATTGGCGCCAATTTGGTAGGATTTCCTCGGTAAACTGTTTACATAATTTGTATTTTGGATATAAATTATGGAGTATATTAAAAATGAGTTTTATGTCTGCGACCAATATTTACATAAATGGTTGTCGTCCGCAAAAAACTTAATTATAAATTAGCGGGGGGGTCTAACATTTGCAGGTTTTAGACACTCTACAATTACTACTGTCAACGTTGACTATTCATCGTGCGAACTGCAGCCAAATATATTGAAATACAAATATAAAGATATTATAATATGATTCGTATAGGATGGATATTCTAAACGCAATTTCATTATATGACCCCAAACAACCAGTTAATATTAAGGGAACTCTTGAAAATCCGTTATTTCAGGCAAATCAGATTGGAAAATTACTTGACATGCAAAATATAAATAAGCATATTCAGAACTTTGGACCTGAATTCAAAATAGTAATTGAAAATCAAGGTTCAGGTGGAATTCAAAGAACTTCATATTTGACTGAAATCGGATTATATAAGGTGCTTGCGCATTCAACCAAACCAGCCGCCAATTTATTTCAGGATTGGACGCTCCAAGTATTGGCTAAAATTAGTTCGACTGGAACATACAAATTAAATAACAATCACGAAATTGATATTAAACTAATGAAACAAAAGGTGATGGTTGATATACATAATAAATTGATTGAATTATATTCTTTGAAAAATGTAGTTTATGTTTGTAAACTGAAAGATGAAAATAATAAAATATTGATAAAAATAGGGTCAACTCAAAATGTTAAAGAACGGATATCAAATATCAGCCATACATATGGAATGCGTCCGATTTTATTAGATATATTTGAATGTCCGAATCATACCAAATTTGAAAATTATATACGTTCATCGCCGACGGTTAAGCCATTTTATTATTCAATCGAGAAAATAAATGGTACTATAACGAGAGAAACATTTTTGGTGGACGACAATGAATTGAATATAATTATTAAATTAATCAAAGACGAAATACAATCATTTACGCCGCAAGACCGAATTGAAAAACAAATTGAATTAGAAAAAATTATACAAAAGACAACTGAAATAAAACTAAAAATGGAAATGTTAAAACGAAATAAACCCGCGCAAGAACCTATACAAGAACCTATACAAGAACCCATACAAGAACCTATACAAGAACCTATACAAGAACCCGCGCAAGAACCTATGCAAGAACCTATGCAAGAACCTATGCAAGAACCTATGCAAGAACCCGCGCAAGAACCTATGCAAGAACCTATGCAAGAACCTATGCAAGAACCCGCGCAAGAACCCGCGCAAGAACCTATACAAGAACCCGCGCAAGAACCTCAAAGGCGATACAATGTGTCACGGTCGCCAAATATATACAAATATGACCCGATTTCTTTGAAATTATTGCATATGTATGATAGTCTGGCCGAAGTATTACGATTGCATCAAGGAACGCCGCGAACATATAAAGATGCAGCAAATGGAAATACAGTATATAAAAATTTCAGGTGGATGATTACGGATAAAAACACAACCGAAGCGCCCACATTAAGTCCAACCATTTCCAATAAAATGAAAACTATAGAATATATTGCAATGTTAAATAAAACCGAAATTGTTAATGTATTTGCATCGCAGAGAGAAGCCGCAACTGCGTGTAAACTTTTAGGATTTACCGCAATTTCACGCGCAATAGAACATAAATCAATGTCATGCGGACATTATTGGAATCGATTTAACGATTGTACGCAAGAAATGAAAGATATATATTTGATGAATCACATTCTCCCCGAAAAACATATGCCAGCGCGAAGCATTTCAGTAAGTCAAATTGATGCGAAAACAAATAAAATTATAAAAACATTCAATACGACGGCGGACGTAACCTTGCATTTTCAAATGTCTCGACTTACCTTAAAAAAAGCATCCGATACAAATATTGTACAAAACGGGTATAAATGGAAAATAAATAACGTACGTTGACTTATACAGTTGGGAAGAATTCCCAGTCCAAATCCCCGCACAGTTTTTTCCAAATCATATCCTGCTCCAATTGTTTCTCGCGGTCTTTCATCATTGGAATAAAAGGTAAATATTGTGTTTGTCCGAGTAGTACACACAGTTGATATAATGTATATGTATAATTAAAGAAATTCGTCCGATTTGCAGGGCAATGGATAGCCCACGGTTGTTGTATTTCGATAAACAGCACACACAGCGTTTCGTGGAGTTCTTCATTCATAATCGGGGGTTTGATGCCAAATATCGAATTAATATATTGAATATGTTCAAAATATTTATTGAATCCCAGTTTCCGTAGTATTTCCCGCATTTTGTCGTAATTAATCACCGAATAATCCGTGATGCGCTCTTTCTTTATACGATTACGTATTGCTTCGATGACTTCTTCGGGTATTTGCGTGGTTTCCTTCGCCTGAAATTGCGACAATATTTCTTTGAAATGATTGAGGCGGATATAAGCAGTATATGACACTTCATTCGGAGGTTCTTTATTACAAGGCTTTGAATTATCAACAATATATGTAATGAATTTCCCGCAATTATAATTATTGCATATTAGGATGCCCTCTTCATCCTGTGGTATAAGTTCGCCTTGTCCGCAACTATTACATATATCGGTTGCAATGACGAAATCATGGATATTAACGATTTCGTTATTGACGTTTTTCCAGTAATTTTGATATATTTTCTTGGATTGAGTTTTGTTTTGCGTGAGGTCATCGTCTACGGTCTTGATTTTAAAGAATGAGTTCAATACATTGACGCGGTAAGTTTCGCTGCCATTGGAAATGTTTTTCTTTTCTTCAAAATAATTGAATATATATTTGGAGTTTTCCAAAAAGTATTTTTTTTTCAAGGATTTCAAAGAATTTAGTTCTTTACGTATAGTTTGCAATTTATCGACGATTTCCATATATTCATCGATTTTAATATCCATTTTGCTTCTTTCGATTAATGCCTCTTTTTCTGAATTCAATTTAGGAATTTGAACATTTTCGATATGATTGAACTTATCCAACATTTCTGTATGTTTTTCATCAATTGTGGTTGAAACAACGGGCTGAATCGGCTGAACTCCGCAATTTTGATAACGATTGTGATTCGTATTTTTTTTCATAAAATTTATATTTATACTTTGATATTTTTATACCTTTAACAATAAATCATATTTAAAGAGAAAAATACCCAAATTATTCATACAATAACTATATGGATAAAAAAAAGGAATTAAAGATGGAGTTTATAATGAATGCATTGGATGCGGGATGGTCAGTCAAGAAAAAGGACGACGCCTATATATTTTCAAAGAAACACGAAGGCAAACGCGAAATCTTTCAAGAATCATATTTACAAACATTTATTGAATCGAATTTGAAACTTTAACATATTTGTGATTCGGAATTTAAATTAAAAATAATATAATTTAATTTAAGTAGGAGACGCCTGTTTTTAAATCATTTTCCTGAAAATAATATATTTAGACATAATATACCGAAATGGGAGGAGCACTGATGCAACTGGTCGCTTATGGCGCACAAGACGTTTTCCTTACAGGAACCCCCGAGATTACATTCTGGAAGGTGTCATACCGAAGACATACTAACTTTGCGATGGAAAGTATTGAACAAACATTTAGCGGACAGGCTGATTTTGGCCGAAGAGTGACCTGCACCATTAGTCGTAATGGAGATTTATGTTACCGCACTTACCTGCAGGTGACTCTTCCAGAAATTAACCAAGCAATGGTTACCACCTCTGCTACTGTTACTGGTATGTATGCCCGTTGGTTGGATTATATTGGTGAGCAATTGATTGCACAAGTTGAGGTTGAAATTGGAGGTCAACGAATTGACCGTCAATATGGTGACTGGATGCATATCTGGAATCAATTGACAATGAGTGCTGAACAGCAACGCGGATACTTCAAGATGATTGGAAATACCACTCAATTGACTTATATTACTGACCCCAACTTCGCTCCTGTGTCTGGACCTTGTTCTGCTAATGGCGGACCATCCCAAGTATGCGCTCCTCGAAATGCTCTCCCAGAGACCACTCTTTATATTCCTCTGCAATTCTGGTTTTGCCGCAATCCTGGACTTGCTCTGCCTTTGATTGCTCTTCAATACCACGAAGTCAAAATTAACCTTGATATTCGCCCAATCGGCGAGTGCTTGTGGGCTGTCAATAGTATGAGTAGTACCACTGGCGCCAGTGTATCGGCAACTCAAGCCTATCAACAATCGTTGGTGGCTGCTTCCCTGTACGTTGACTATATTTTCCTTGACACTGACGAGCGTAGAAAAATGGCACAAAATCCCCATGAATACCTTATTGAGCAAGTGCAATTCACCGGTGATGAATCAGTTGGTAGTTCATCCAATAAAATTAAACTTAACTTTAATCATCCAGTAAAAGAATTAATATGGGTAGTTCAACCAGATCAAAATGTTGATTATTGTTCTTCACTAACTTGTGACGCCACCCTTTTTAAAGTTCTTGGCGCCCAACCATTTAATTATACTGACGCCA